TACATCTTTTACGAATTTATCAATTCCGTCAGGAAGACCTAAGCCACTGCCACCTGGAACATTTTTCATAGCGGAGGGTATCTGTGACAAATATCGAGTATATGTTATAGTCACGGTTGTATCTACAATACCGTTATTTTCGTTCGAAAAATCTTGTTGATTTATAGTCACAGGAAAAGCATCTATTAATGAAACGCCAAATAAAGGAGATCCCTCTGTTGAAAATGCAGTTATTGTCATATCTTTTGCGTATGATTTTTTAAAGTTAAGTTCTCCTTCATCTTGATCTACTTGTGTATTTTGCCAAGTTTGAAAATATTTTCTTATTGGAAAATCATTTGGTTCATAAAAAGAAAGTGTTACATCTGATTGAGCATAACCATAAGTAATTTTCTCTTGTTTCATTCCTATTACCCGCTCTGATGTTAGCATTTGATTCATAGGTAAAGAACAGGATCTGCATAAAAAATGTAAGGTATCTCGAGCTGGCAGACCCTGAGCCACTGCAGCAACTCGCGATTCATTGCTTGGAGGTTGAAATTTGTTGTGGTCATCTTCTATGGTTCTACCTGCAGGCAAACCTATCACAAATTTATTTGATCTTGCTAGGCCTTTTCCGATCTGACCTTTAAAAGCATCAATATTAAATATACGACTATTACCCATTTATGATCTTCCTCGAATTTTGATATACTTCTCGACCAGATGCTTTATTCCAGGATGCAGTTGGAAGAAATGTAGCTATCTCCCACTCAGGTGCATGCACAGTTGCAAGTCTACTTTTCAAATGTTTCTTTAAATAATGTTTAATAGTAGGTTTGTAGTATTTCATATTTGTTGCGGCTTTGACTGTTCGATATGTAACATTAAAATCATCTTGCCCTGCATTTTCCATTAGAGCATCAAGAAATTTAGCTCGTAAAGTAGGTGGCAAATAATGAAGATTCATTCCTAAAAAGCCTCCCTTTGCTTTACCAATAATAATTACAAGCGGAAAGCTATCATAAAATGGCAATGTTTCTTTATGCTTTGGATCATAGAAGAACATGCACATCTTACCAATATCAGTATTATTAGTAAGAGTCAATTCATCTTCTTGCATTAATGTACCTTGTTTAATTCTACGAAACTCTTTTCCGCGCATAGAAGTAATTTTCTTGCGGAACCATTCACGCGATTCTTTAGAACGAGGTGTAATTCCCGCTCTAAAGGCTTCTAATTCTAGTGTTTTAAATATCTCTGTCATGAATCTATTTATACTTTTTTCTTAGGTTTCTTCATTGAAGGAAGTGGTTTCATTTTTTTTGGAGGTTTTGGCATTATTCCCATTTGCTGTAGTGTATGCTCTGTCCATATCTGAAATTCCCATTTATGATCTGCTGCATACGATTTAGCGGCTTTCCATTTATTCATATTCTTTACATATGCTAGACCTTCTGTTATGTACCGTTTAGTTTTTTTACCTGGATTTTTTGGAGGGCGTGTCTGAACATCTGGTTTTATTTCAATTAATAATGTTTTTCCGTTCTTAAAAGTAACCTTAAGATCTACAAAGTATCTATGATATTTTTTATCTACTTCATAAAGATAAGGAACTACAACTTCTTCACTAGACCATGAGACTACATCAGTTTGTTCATCGCACCATCGAAAACAATGTCTTTCCCACATCGAGCGATATACGATTTTAGTATAATCTCCACGATATTTACGAGGATTTTTTGGATTAAATTTACCCGAGTATGTTTTCATGTTTTCCTATATAAATATAACTAGTAGAATTTAGCTTTATTTATAGGAAATTTCGTATGGTATTTAACGTCGAAGATACAGCTGCTCGGCTCAGAGGAACAAGAACCAGGCTTATGGGCAGTCTCGATTTCGAAGCCCGTGCCGGGAGGCAAATGGGAGGTCTCGATTTCGAAGCTGAAGCCGATGTTGCAACTGCAAATGCAGTGAAAACAAGAAAAAGAAGATTTAAATTTCCTTTAGCAAATGAAAACGATTATAAAGCTTATATCTTATTTCAACCAATAATTACTACTCCTCCAGAGTTAGGTGAGTCAATGAAAGCTTTTGGTGAAATGTTTAAAAGCTTAGCAGATCTAACAATGAGAGCTGCAACTGGTGTTACTCCGACTGAAGCTCCAGTAGTGGAAAACTCTAGTCCGCACACGCAGGAAAATTTTCAATCAACTACTAATAATATTATGTCAAATGAAAAAAAAGAATTAGGAAAAAATAGCTGTAAAATGTATATGCCTTCTAATATAACTTTTCAAGATGGCGTTAATTATTCTACAGCCGATCTTGGCTTTATGGGAGGTGCTGCTTCAGAAGCAATATCTAATGGCGGTGGATTGTTAGAAGGTTTAGCTAGTGGTGGCTTATCTTCACTTGATAATTTTTATCAAGCATTAAAAGGTTCAGTTAGTCAAGATGCAGCAAGATTAGGAGCAACACGTCTTGCTGGAGTAGCAGGTAAAAATGGTGCTATTGATGGTGCTGTTAGAGGATCATTAAGAACTTCACCTATTTCTAATATGACAATGTTATTTGATAAACCTAATTTAAGAACATTTTCATTTAGTTTTAAAATGCAACCAGTTTCAAAAGAAGAGGCGTTTGAAATTGTTCAAATTGTAAAATTTTTTAGAACTGAATTATATCCAGAAGCGTTTAATACCGATACTCTTGGAGGAATAAGTGTTCCATTTGGATATAGATTTCCAAATGAAATTCAAATCAGTATGCACTACGGAGATAGAGGAAATAATAGAAACTTTATAAAATTCAAACCGTGTTATTTAACTAATTTTCAAGCAACTTTTAATGCTCCATCTGGATCTTTTTTCAAAGGTGGAGATTGGCAAGAAACGACCATATCTATGACATTACGAGAAAATGAATTGTTGAATAAAGATGATATACGGAAAGGATACTAAATGGGATATTTTGCTCCGTTTGAAAATGTACAATATAAATTTGGAGGTGCAGACAATGCACTTACAATTTTTCAAAATGTATCTGCATACGCAGATATTCTTGACACCTTTAAAGAGTCATTTCAGCATTATTTAACTTATACTGTTTTAGATGGAGATAGACCAGATGTAATATCTGCTAAATTATATGATGACCCAAAATATTACTGGACATTTTATTTGATGAATGATCATGTTAGAAGACGTGGATGGCCTCTTGGGTATAATCAGCTATTAGAAAAAACCACAGCCGCATATCCTAATACTACTCTTGTTTTTAGAACTGATGATGATGGAGTACCGCATGTAGGACACCCTACAAGTAGTTCTGACTTAGTCAAAATATTTGGTGTAGGTAGTTTAGTAGAAGGTACCCAATCAGGCGCTACAGGTACAGTAATTCGAAAAAATTTAGATTTAGGTCAAATAGTTATTAGTAATTCTACCGGAAACTGGATAAACGGAGAAACAGTAAAGTTCGATAGAATAATACAAAATCCTCTTTCTTTGACCGATCCTGATTCAGTTGTACCATATCCTGATATTACTTTATTTGAAAATGCTAGATTAAAATCCTCATCTCTTGAAATTTATTCTGCTCATCATTACGAAAATGCTAATGGAGAGTGGGTAGATATTGATGTGGGAAGTGAAAATCAAAGTTCTCTTATAAAAGAAGTCACTCTATTTGAGCATCACACAGTTAAAAATGATGAGCTAAGAACTATTAAAGTATTAAAAGCTGGAGCAATTCGGGCAGTTCATAGAGCATTTATAGAACATATGACTGGATAATTTTCAAATGGCAGAAATTAGTAAATATAGCAATCCATACGAATATGTTATCGAAAGAGTTGTGATAACAGCAGACCGTTGGAATGAATGGGCTGCTGAAGGTTATGATATTAAAAATATGATAAACGAAATAAGTTTCTTTGAATCTTTAGAAAATCCGTTTTTAACCGCAAATTTAGCATTTTTAGATAATGAAAATTTAGGAGATAGATTTCCATTTCAAGGAACTGAAAGAGTTGAAATAACAATTTTAGGCGGTGATGAATTAGATGATAATGGTAAAAACTTTATTACTAAACGTTTTATTGTAAATAAAGTAACGAACACTGGTAAAAGTAACGATAATAATGAAATTGTGTTACTACATTTAATAGAAGAAAGAGCTTATCAATCAAATTTAATGAGTGTAAATAAAATTTTTAAAGCCATCGAAAGCCGAGGAGGTTTTAATGCCGGCGGATTTTCTAGTACTGCTACTGATATAATACAAAGTTTACTACGTGAATTAGATAGATATACTCATAGTGGAGCTGATTATTTTTTAAGTAATGAGTTATTATTTAATAAAAATAGAGAACCAGTTATAGACGGAACCTTAAAAGTTATTATTCCAAATATGGGTCCTTTAGCAGCAGCAAAATGGATATGTGATAGATGTGTGACAACGAATGGGTTTCCATATTATGTGTATGCTAGTATGGGTGATGATAAAATTAGATTTTTAGATTTAGAAACTATGTTAGAATTACCTTCTTTAAATAATCCAGGAACTGGGCTAGTTCCATACACATATTCTGAAGCTATAGCAGCCAAAGCACAAACTTTAAAACCTATTGAAAAATTATTTTTAATTAAAAGTCATGTGTATAAAGAAAATGAAAGTCAGAATATGTATAATATGCTAGGTCTGGGCCCTGCTACATATAATTTTATTGATACGTTTGAAGGCACTATTCATGTTAGAAAACATAATCCAGGAGAAATGTTTGCTAGAGCAAAAATGCTAGGTATTATGAATGAATTAGATATTCCGGTGTATGACGACAAAGCGGTTTTTGCAGGTAAAAATATTGGTCAATATAATGCAGCTACTATAACAAATATTACTACTAGCCATTCTCAAAGTGGAATATCTAGTGGTTTACCAGATGATATTAGAGGTTATAACGAATGTGAAGATGGAAACTTGCATAATTTAAAAGTAACAGCATTAGGATTAAGAACTTATGTACATAAGTCTGGATTAACTATTACAGTTCCAGGTAAAAATTTCTTAGCAAAAGACAAAAATATGTCTATAAGTAATAAAATATCTGTTGAATTTAAAAAGAATGCTATGCATCATAGAGCAGAAAATAATGAAGAGTTAGATATAAAAAAATCTGGAGATTATATTATACACACTGCTAAACACACTTTTAGTCCGGCTGGAGATGGAGCATTTTCCACTACTTTAGGCCTAATTAAATTAGGTCATAGAAGAAGGTAAGATTTAAATGAAAAGTTTATCGAGCGCGTATTGGGGAGATGATCCAAGATTTTTTATTGGAAAAGTTAGAAGAAATGACGACCCCAAAAGAATGGGAAGAGTTCAAGTTAGAATATTTGGTATTCATGATAATTTAGAAATTGCTGACGTTGATTTACCTTGGGCTCAAACTTTAATTCCAGTCACTTCTCCTGGAATATCAGGTGATGGTGAAAACAGTGTATTAGGCCGCGGTGCAATGGTGCATGGTATGTTTTTAGACGGAAAGTTATCACAAATACCTCTAGTCCTTGGAAGCTATATTACTAGACAACTACCGTCATATATTCAAGCAACCGATCCTTCTTTAGAAAATCAATTAGTTGATGGCGGTGAAAATGTTGCAGTTAGATCTGAAGGAAAATATTCTAAAGGTGATGGAGTTTCAACTCAAGCGAATTCAGCTGAGATAGAAGCAATTGCTAAAGCTATGCCAGGAAATGGAACAGAAGAAAAACTATTTACTGCTTTAAGTAATTTTATGCAACCAGCTCAAGTCTGTGGATTCATGGGAAATATTAGAATAGAATCTGGACCAGGTGGTGGACGAGATTATAGAGGAGTTTATACTGTAACAAAAGCATCAAAATCACACCAATATCAGAGTAGCTATGAAGGTCAATCAGTATTTTTTAAAAGCGGGCCATGGAACGAAATAATTAATCCTGATGATGTTGGACTTCCTGCATTTGGTTTGTGTCAATGGAGGGGTCAACGTTGGGAAAATTTAATATTATTTTCTGAAAAATTGAATTTACCGTGGCAAAGTTTGGATGCACAGGCCCGGTTTATATGGCACGAATGTACAGATAGCGGTCAATATAATGAGAAAAGTGCTTGGGGACATATAAATTCATGTGGCAGTGATGTAGCAAATGCTGCTTATAGCGTGTGTAGATTCTTTGAAAGACCTTCGTTTAAGTTCATAAGATATGGTGGAGAATTTGGTTCATGTCCATATACAGCTGGCGGCACGAGTAAAAATAGCGGTGGGCGAAGATATTGGTCAAAGTCTTTAAGAGAAAGAATTAAATGGGCTAAAGTTTATCATCGTAGATTTGTTAGTGGTAGTTCATAAGGAGAGCTGATTGTGGATATTAAGAATTTAAATTCAAAACTAAATAACGTAAGAGGTACTTTAGATTTCGAAAATTTGACTTCAAAAGTAGACATCGTTGGTAAAGGCCTTAAATCGCTAAGTGATACTAAAATGCTATTAAATAAAGTTGGAAATAGTATTAACGGAATTAAATCAGTTACTGAATCTTTACCTGAAGCTAAAGAAAGTATAGCTAATCTTATTGCTGTAGCTCCTATTGTAGAACTAACAAATAAAATGCCAGGTCTTGAAGATAAGATGAATAAGTCTTTAACTGCAGCAGAAGCTGAAATTGTTCAGCAAATGAGCGCACGACCTTGGACAAATCCTGATACTGGATTTGTTGGTATTCCAAAAACAGAAAATGCAGATATAAGAGCTGGTATTAAGAAAGCTAATAAATTACTTGGAACGCCAGCTTCTATTCAATCAAATATCAATAAGGTTACAGGATCACTTCCAAAATTTGACGACATAATGAAGGGTATTGTTCCAACTGAATTGCTTAGTGCTGCAAAAGATAGTCTTGATAAGGTAGCTAAATTAGAAGCCTTAGCAGATGGGCTTGGAACAAATTTAACAGGCAATTTGAATAGATTAACATCAATTCCTACACAACTAAAGGGTCTAACTAGTGGTCTAGGCGGAATATCTTCTGCTTTGAATGTAGATTTAGATATATCAATAAAAGGTGTAGATCAAATTTTAAAGACTGTTACTGATGTTGACAATAGTATAAATGCGAAACTTGGAGTAATTCAAAATGCAAAACTATCTGCAGAAAATCATATAAAAAGAGGTATTCAAGATTTAGCTGGTTCGGTTTTATCAATTGAAAACACGATTCAATCCGTAAAAGATCTAAAAGAAGAAAATTTTACAAAAGTTATTAACGATATCAATAAAGCATCTATAATCAAAAGCGCTACAGATGGTAAAATTGTACCGTGGAAAAATCCTAATACCGGTGAAGTTACAACTTTTGGTTCTAATATTGTTCCATATGTAAATCCAGATACTGGTCAAATTACTATTCCAGGAATGGATCCTGCACAGTCAAGAGCTATTATTGAATCACAATTAGGAATATCTATTAGTGATATAGAAAACAAAGTTAATAGTCTTACAACAGATCTTTCTACCAATGTAGAAACTGATGATAATGATGCTCCTCCGTTGTCAGCACCGCAAAGTGATATAGGACAAGCAGCTTCGAATTGGGATGGAAATAAAACAACTATATCTGATAATTCTAGAAAAGTTGAAAATCCAGGTGAATATGCATTTACTCGAGTGAATACATACGACGAATTAGTGGCTGAATTTAATAGTGTTAAAAGAGAAATTACAGAAATGATTGTTCATTGGTCTAGTCATTTTTTAGATCAGGCACATGCCGGAGCAGCGGAAGTTCATGCTAGATCAATAGCATTAAATCATCAAGGATGCTCCTATCATTATATCATAAAAAAGAATGGACAAATAGAAAGAGGACGGCCGGTATATATAGAAGGAGTGCACGC